CCTCTCATTTCGGACTGCTCTTTAACACCTGTGGCAGCAGTGAACGTTGTCAGATACATCTGCCCCAAAGCAATACCAGGAGCATACTCGGCGTCTTTGGTGCAAGCTCTAAACAGCATGTAGTCAAGCAGCGGGCCTTGGAACACATCAAACACAGGAATTACTTGCGACTCAGACGTCAAGTCAGTCGGCTGCATTGAGTAGTTGATCTCAAGATAGTTTGTCCCAGTGCTGGGCGGGTACACGTAGTACGCCGTTTGATCTTGAAGGTCGTAAATGTAATTTGTGGTTGTCGTACTAGCCGTGGCCGTATGCCAATTTGGATTGAACGCATCCAACAACTCACGCGAACTGATACGAACAGCACGGCCAGGAGTCGTGCCAGTCGTGCCCATATTTCGATAAACGCTTAGAAGCATCCATCCGCCGCTAGGCAGTGTCTGTCTTGTGCCAGCTGCAAGTTGTACCGCGCTTCTTGTAGCTGAGGCATTAGGCTGCATGACCACAATTTGCCGCAGGCCATCATTAAGCCATCCCAGAAGTTCTGCTCTTGTCCAGCGAACCCCAGAGATGTCAATAAGCTGTGTGGCAGCTTTGCTGATAATTGTGCCTGCGGTAACTGTACCCATGCAACTTCTTTCGATGAATAGGGGCCGAAGCCCCTATTTGATTAGGCCGAAATCATGGCGTACCAGTTCAAGCCATCAGCAGTTACGTAACGAGCACATTTAGAAACGGCTTGTGAGTAAGATGCCAGCCCATATACCTTGTCCGATGATCTTTGATTCTTGAGACATGATAAATCCTATGTGTGGTGGTTTAAAGAGACGGGGCCGAAGCCCCGCCTTATTCTTTAGCCTGCGACTTGCAACAAGGCCAAGCCGTTTGCTTGAGCGACTTGGGTGCCGTAGACGTTCAAACCACGAACCAACGTACCGAAGTCGTTGGGGTTCTGCAAGGACTCAACCTTAGCGATCTGAGACGCAAAGGTGATGGCAGACTTGTGGCCTGCAATCACAGCGTGACGCTTCAACGCGTTAGACAAAACAGCATCAGTACCGGTGTTGGGGTTCATGTAGGTCTTGCCAACAGCGCCACGGGGGACGAGGTTGGAGACATACACGCTGAAGCGGTCGATCATGCCGATCTTGCCGTTACGCAACACGCTGGCAGCGTCACCCATGAACTGGGCTTGAGCCAAGTTCGATTGCATCAGGATCTGACGCTCGGTGGGGGTGAGGATCAACCAACGGTCGGTCTCGGGCACATTGTTCTCATCCAACACGCTGGACAAAGCAGTGATGCTTGACAGGATGTTGGAGGCGGTCAACGTGACGGGAGCCAGATCGGTGCCCAGGTTGAACGCGCCAGAGATTGCACCAGCGGTAGCGCCTTGGTTGGCGGCAGCGCCTTGGTTGAAGTTGGTATACAGAACGTCTTTGTCGATCTGAATCTTCATCTGCATGGCGGCGTCGTTGGTGAACATGTCCATCAACTTGGGCTTGTAAACGTACCCGAATAAGCGGTGCCGGAATAGGCTACTTGACCACCGGGGGTGTTGAAACCGCCAGAGTTAATCGGATAGGCTGCTGCTGCGGTAATTGTAGACATGGCTACTTCCTTCTTCAGTTAAAAAACTTTTGATGAGTACCGCCATGCGTGGGTCGTTTAACGAATACGGCCTTCGGCTTGGGCGGCGTTGATTTCTGCTTCCATTTTCACCGCCTCTTCGTTTGTCAACCGGCCTTTGATCCACTCGTTGTAAAAATCCGAAACTTCCTGTGAGGAATAGATTCGTTTTTCTCCAGCCGAAGTAGTAGCAGGCGTCGAACGGGAGCGGGTCGGCGCTACTTGACTTTGAAGATTCGGCTGTCGCTGTTGCGTAGGAGGAGCAATCATGTTTCTGTACTGCTTGAAAATCGTAGCCGTTCTGGCTGCGTCAAATGCCTCATAAGCATTTGTCAATGCGTACTGGCGGGGTAGCCCATAAATGGGATCAACCTCTGCCAACCATGACAGGAAACCTTGGTCTACGTTTAAGGCTTCCCAATCAGGAACTTGTGCAGACAGCGCAGACAGAAACCGATCTTTATCGGAAACACCTTGCCGTTCACTCACGTTCCCAAGCTTGCTCTTCAGTTCGTTCACTTCCGAAAGCAACTGACTTTCTCGGTCGCGGAATCCCGCTACTTTCTGTTCAGTCGCACGGTCGATCAAATCCAACAGATCAGAACCAAATGCTTCTTTGTCTTGTTCAGTGATAAGAGTCTTGGCCGTACTCGGTTGTTCGTATGCTTGCTGTGCTTTTGACGAGGCGTTCTCTGCGATTAGGGTCTGAACTTGGACATTCAGTTCCTTCATCTGCGAGTGCAAGCGTGGCACTTCTGCATCGTACATACCCTTGAGCGTAAGGTACTTGCGTTCCCACGTTTCTTCGGATACCGATTTTGGTTGCGGCTCTTGCGAGACATGCTGCTGCGGCGGATCAGCCGGGGGTTGAGGGTCTAAATTTGGAACAGTCTCCGTGTTATCGGTCTGTCCTGTCATTTGGGCTACAAACGCATCTGCGTCATCAACTTGTTGCTGAATAGCTCGTGGCAATGCCATATCTCTATCTCCTTCGCTCCGACTACGCTCTAGGACTCCGGCTTTACGGTCAGTCCAAGTTCGCTTACGGTCTGCTACTTGGTTAATGTTGCGGTGTCGCGCTCCGACTTAACGGTCTGCTTGTCACCTACGGGTTTTGGCGACCAGCGTTTCCGCTTGATCCACCATCTCAAGGATTTCCTTGAGTTCGAGGTTCCGGCCCTGGAGCCGGGACTTCATTTCTTCACCTGTTGCTTCGCCAAGTCTTTCGAGAGTCTCTTGACGCCGCGATTTTAAAAATTCTACCAAAGGTTGCATCTCTGGGGTGCGCATCAGTGCAAGGCACCGGGCAACCCTTTCGTCAACCCTTATTTGCACATTCCATCCGTCTTTGCAGACATCTGGGCGTACTCTTTGCCGCCACGTTTGCCCATAGCGTCGATGTTGCCATCATTGCCGCCAGCGCCTTGAGTAGCGGGGCCTTTGGACATACCGTCAGTTTTGGCTGACTCTTGTTTGTACTCAGCTGAACGCTTTTCCATTGGGTTTACTGCTTGCATGGGTTTTACTCCTTTGTGTGGATGATATACGAGAACTTACCGTTGTCAACTACCGATTCCGGCTGCTGGTGCAAAATTATTTGCTACCGGCGCACCGTTCTGGAGTTGTGCTCCTGGCCGCTGAACTGGAGGCGTACCCCCGGCAGCGGCTTGCCCATTCTGCTGAGCCGTCTGCGCTTGCTGTTGTTGCATCATCTGTGCTTCATTTGCCAGTCGCTGTTTGAGGATTTCAACAGGGGGAACAATGTGGTCAGGGTTGAGGTCAAGCGTTTTGGCCGACTGACGCAGCAACTCTGCAATGCCTTCCATGCCGATGACTTGCTGGACAGCAGGGCTTTGCAGGGCGATCTGGAGGAACTGGTTCTGGCGAACCTGAGCCTGTTCTTTCTGCACCAAGGACGCTGCTCATCAGCATATTCATGCCTGTAGCCGTGCGGCCTGCACCACCTGCGGGGCTGTCCCCCGTCATGTACCGTGGAATGCCCGTGTACTCGTCAGCCAGGGTGGCAAACTTCTCATAGACCGCCATAAGTTCCGCAGCCAATGAATTGGGCTGATAGAACTGCATCGGGGGTGCTGCTCCCGCCAGCGGGTCAGACGTGACCTGCCAGACCTTCCAAGGATACAACTGTGTGATGTTCTCGCCCTGAGGGAGCCTGTCAATGTTGTACACAACCTGTGGGCCACTGGCAATTGACAAGTTGTTGACCAATGAGCGAGCGGCAGCGTTACAGATATCCTGGGTGTCCCGACACAAATCCGCTACAGAGTTACCCCAGAACGCGCCGGGGACTTCTTCGTAGGACGCTTTGTAATACGGCTTACGCCCGAGGGGGTCGGCATTAACCACCGCTTTAATGACCCAGTGCCCGACCACCCAACCTTCGATGGGGTAATCCATCAACGGATCGGGAATCTCTTCCTCGGTCATACCCCAGTCTGTGAGCAGTTGCCCTTGGACATTTCCCCAGAACTGAAGCGCATCAATCAATTCAGACGGGTTCTGCTGCACACCCATAGTTGACTTGCCTTCAGCCGCAGCCTTGTTCATGTCAACGTAAATCCAGTCGCGCAGACCGCCTTTGCCGTACTCTTCCAACACGGCGCGGATGGCTCCGTCG